ATCCCCCTATCTCTTACCCCCCTATAATCCCCCCTTAATCTCCCCCGAAAAGAAAGAGAGAGGGCGCGCTCTGTCGGTGGCGGTGGGGGGGATTTGAAGACTCTACTTAGGCGAGAGGTGGTGACATGGCTGCACGGCTGACGGACAGGCGAAGAAAGAAAATTGTGGCTGATTATCTGGAGACCGAGAGCTATAACGCCACGGCGAAAATCAATGGGGTTTCCAAAGATACCGTTAAGCGTGTTGTGTTAGGTTGCGAAGGATTCGCCCAAAAGGCGCAACAAAAAAAGAAGCAGAACACGCTGGATATGTTGGCCTTCATGGAGACCCGCAAAGAGAAGATGCAGGAAGCGATCGACCTGCACCTAATGGCGCTGACAGACCCAGAAAAGATAAGCGATGCCGGGTTGTCTCAAATCGCCACTTCTTTCGGGATTATCGTTGACAAGGCCACAAAGAACACAGCCAGCGGGAACGACAGTTTGAATAAACTGGACGGGCTGTTGAAGGAGTTCAGAGATGCTGTTAAGTCCGAAACAAACTGAATTTGTCCGAGAGGGGCATCACCGCTGGAACTTTAAGGGAGGGGCTACTCGATCGGGGAAAACATACCTTGATTTTCGGTGGATTATCCCAATCCGCATCCGGGAGCGTGTCGGCAAGGACGGGCTGACGGTCATTCTTGGCGTCACAAAGTCCACCATTGAGCGGAATGTGCTTGAGCCTATGCGAACGATCTATGGTGATGCTCTTGTTGGCACGATCTCCAGCGACAATACGGCGTGGATATTTGGGGAAAAGTGCTACTGCCTTGGAGCTGAAAAGGTTTCCCAGGTCTCGAAAATCCGCGGCGCGTCCATCAAATACTGCTACGGCGACGAGGTGGCAGACTGGAGTCAGGAAGTCTTTGAACTGCTGAAAAGCCGCCTGGATAAAGCGTATTCGTGCTTTGACGGAACGTACAATCCACAGGGTCCGAATCACTGGCTGAAAGTATTCCTGGACAGCAAGGCGGACATTTTCAGCCAGACATACACCATCGATGACAATCCATTTCTCCCAGAGGCTTTTGTGGAAAACCTAAAGCGGGAGTATGGCGGCACTGTTTTCTATGACCGTTATATTTTGGGACAGTGGGCGTTGGCCGAGGGCCTGATTTACCCCATGTTCGGGGAGAGCAACATCGTGGATGAGGTTCCGGAGAGCGGCGAGTATTACATCTCCTGCGACTACGGCACGTTGAACCCCTTTTCGGCTGGGCTGTGGTGCTGGGACGGGAAGAAAGCCGTCAGAATCCGGGAGTATTACTATTCCGGGCGGAAGGAGCAAGCCAGCAAGACAGATGAGGAATACTACACGGAATTGGAGAAGCTGGCTGGGGATTTTCCGGTGCGATCCGTAGTAGTTGACCCGTCGGCAGCTTCGTTTATCGAGGTCATCAGGCGGCACCGGCGGTTCCGGGTGCATAAGGCGGTCAATGATGTGGTTCCCGGAATCGTCACCACCAGCCGCTACATTGAGAACGGGACAATCAAAGTTCACCGCTCCTGCAAGGACAGTATCCGGGAGTTCGGACTGTACCGCTGGGACGAGAAAAGCCCGGAGGATAGGCCCATCAAAGAAAACGACCACGCAATGGACGATATCCGTTACTTTGTGATGACCATTCTCCGTGGTAAGGCACGCCGGGCCGGTCAGGAACGATATATTCCCATGTGGGGGGAGGTAAGAGAGTGAAAACTTATCAGGATCTGCTGGACGTGGGTGAGGATGAAAAGCAGCGGATAGACTTCATCCGGCAGGCAATCAATGAGCATAAGAGTTCTCCGGCGTATCAGTTTGCCGTGGACGCGGAGCTGTATTTCAAGGGGGAAAACCCCACCATAAACCGATATGAAAAAATCATTTATGACTTGCAGGGCCGAGCACACCGGGATATGTACACCGCCAACCACAAGATTGCCTCCTCCTTTTTCGGCTTCGATGTGCGGCAGGAGGTGTCCTACCTTCTGGGCAATGGCGTTACGTTCCAGGAGGAAGCGACAAAGAAGCGGCTGGGCAAGAAGTTCGACCTGATGATGGTCAAAGCCGCCAAGTATGCGCTGATTGCTGGTGTTTCATTCGGACTGTTCAACCTGGACCATGTGGATGTGTTCAAGCTGGCTGAGTTCGCGCCCCTCTACGATGAGGAAAACGGGGCGCTGATGGCCGGCGTTCGGTTCTGGCAGGTGGCGGAGGATAAACCCCTGCGGGCCACGCTCTACGAGGTAGACGGCTACACAGACTACATCCAGCGCAAGGATGAGGACATGACCGTGCTGGAAGAGAAGCGGACCTACATCCAGCAGCTGCGGACATCCCCGGCAGATGGAACGGAGATTTACGCAGGGCAGAATTACCCGTCCTTTCCCATAGTGCCACTCCGTAACGGTGAGGACGCGCTCTCCGAGCTGGTGGGTAAGCGGAACACACTGGATGCCCTGGACCTTTGCACCTCCAACATGGTCAACAACGTGGACGAGGGTAACCTGATTTACTGGGTGCTGCAAAACGCCGGGGGCATGGATGATCTGGATGACCAGAAATTCCTTGACAAAGTTCGCACCACGCACATCGTCCACGCGGGGAGTGTGGAGGACGAGGGGGCCACAGCGGAGCCGCACACCATCGAGGCACCCTTCCAGGGCACGGACGCCACCATCAATATGCTAAAGCGCAAGCTGTACGAGGATTTCCAGGCTTTTGACAGTTCGGCGGTGTCGGCGGGGAACCAGACGGCCACGGCCATTGCGGCAAGCTATACACCGCTTGACCTAAAGGTGGATGACTTTGAGGCCAGCGTCACCGAATTTATTTTGGGGTTGCTGGATTTGGCGGGTATTGACGACGAGCCAAGCTATACCCGGAGCCGCATTATTAACAAGTCAGAGGAAACCCAGACCATCCTCATGGGTGCGGATTACTACGACGATGAGTACATCACCAAAAAGCTATTGACCATCTTGGGCGACGCCGACCAGTACGACACCCTCATGGAGCGCAAAGCGGCGGAAGAAGCAGAGCGGGTGGAGGAGGAGCCGGACTTCCCACCGCAGGAGGGAACAGAGGGCGAGGTGACGGAGGATGCAGAAGCCTGACGAAGCCCACCAACTGACTGATAAAAAACTGTCCGCACTGGAGAAGCGCATTGCCAGAGCATATCGAGAAGCCCGGAATGATTTGGACGAGACTGTAAAAGCCTACTTTGAGCGGTTCCGGGAGCGGGACGAGAAGATGAGAGCCCTGATCGGCACAGAGGTCAACGGCAAGGTTTGGACAGAGCAGGACTATAAGCAATGGCGGCTCAACCAGATCGGGCGGGGAGAACGGTATCAAGACCTGCGGGAGAAGATAGCGCAGCGAATGACCAAGGCCAACGAGGTGGCAATCGCCTATGTCAACGACGCTACACCTGGAATCTATTCCCTTAACCGCAACTATGCCGCTTACACCATTGAGAGAGTGGCTGGGAATGTGGGATTTACCCTGTGGGATGAATCCACCGTGCGGCGGCTCATTGTGGAAGAACCTGACCTGATGCCTTACTACCCAAAGAAAAAGGCCCTCAAGCGGGTCATTGACCTGAAGTGGGGTAAGAAGCAAATCACCAAGAGCGTAACCAGCGGGCTTTTGCAGGGCAAGAGCGTGGGGAAGATAGCGAAGGACTTGCAGGCCAGGGTGACGGAGATGAACCGGGCCAGCGCCGTGAGAGCGGCCAGGACAGCGGTTACTGGGGCGCAGAACGGTGGGAGGATGGACAGTTACAAGGCTGCCTCTGATATGGGCATTAAGGTTGGAAAACGGTGGGTAGCCACCAAAGACGGGCGCACGCGGCATGCCCATCAAAAATTGGACGGCCAGACTGTGGAATGGGACGATCCGTTTACCTCTGACCTAGGAAAGATACGCTATCCCGGAGACCCAAGAGCCAAGCCTGCAAACGTCTATAACTGCCGTTGCACCATGCGGACAGTAGAAAAGCCGGACATTGAGGCTGAACCGCGAAAAATGCGTGTGCGTGACCCGAAAACCGGGCGGAATGTGGTAGTGGAGGCAATGACCTATGAGCAATGGGAGAGGTGGGTGAAAAGCCGTGGCTGATTTGGGCGGCGTGGTATTTGACGATTACAGCGCCGATGTGCTGGATGCCATGCATGACGCCGTTGTACAGGCACTGGAGCGGTGCGGAGAACAGGCGGAAGGGTATGCCAAAGACTTGACTCCTGTTGACACTGGCAACCTCCGTAACAGCATCACCCATCAAGTGGACGATGGTGAAAGCACCGTTTACATCGGAACCAATGTGGAGTATGCGCCCTATGTGGAACTGGGCACAGGCAGATATACAGAAGGAGGACGGCCCACGCCATGGACCTACCAGGACGACGAAGGCAACTGGCACTGGACGGCGGGAAATCCAGCACAGCCTTTTCTCAAACCAGCGGTGGCCGACCATGCGCAAACTTACAGGAACATCATAGAGGATGAGATAAAAAATGGATGAAAGGCAAATCAAAGCCATTGAGGCCGTTCTCGCAAAAGGGGACAGAATAGAGTTGATTCCCGTGAAAGATGGTGTTAAAATTATACATGTCAAGCGGGAAGAGCTGAAACAGAATATTGCTCCCGCCTCTAAGCGTTGAGGCGGAAGGCCCGAGCGTGGGTGACTGACTACAAATCGTAGTTGGTTGCCCGCGCTTTTTCTTTTGGTAAACACCGCAAAGGACAGCGGTTTTTATATCACAGTCGCCCCCCGAAGCACTGGGGCCAAAGGAAAGGAAGACTGATTATGGCACTAACTAGACGCGCCCTCAAAGCCATGGGCATTGAGGACGAGAAGATCGACGAAATTATCACCATGCACACCGAAACCGTGGACGGCCTGAAAGCCGATATGGCAAAGTATAAGGCCGATGCGGAAACACTGCCCGAGGTACAGCGGCAGCTCGAAAAAGCGCAGAATGACCTTGAGGCTGGAAAGAAGGACAGTTGGAAGGTCAAATACGAGGCCATCAAAGAGGAATTTGAGGGCTACAAGAGCGAACAGACCAAGAAGGAGACCAGAGCGGCCAAGGAAGCGGCTTACCGGGCGCTCCTGAAGCAGGCCGGGGTAAGCGAAAAGCGGCTGGAAAGCGTGCTGAAAGTGTCCGATGTGGACAGTGTGGAGCTGGACGAAAAGGGCACAATCAAGGGCGCAGATAAGCTCACGGAGGGTATAAAGAGCGAGTGGGCGGATTTTATCGGCACCACCTCCATCCAGGGCGCACAAACTGCCACACCTCCGGCCAGCACCGGCGGGAACGGCATGACGAAGGCTGACATCTACAAAAAGGATGACCATGGCCGGTATGTCATGTCTGCCGCGGAGCGCCAGAAGGCGCTTATGGAAAACCAAATTACATGAAAGGACTGAATTAAATGGCTGCTACGAAAGTTGAAAGCCTTACCAATCCGAGGGATTCCCTCCCCAATACCTATACCAGCATTACCGCCCGCGAGGTGGACTTTGTTACCAGATTTAATGATAACTGGGACGCACTCCGCACTATTCTTGGAATCATGCGCCCCATCCGCAAGACACCCGGAACTCAACTGATCTCTTACACGGCGGACGTTACCCTGGAGGACGGCGACGTTGACCCTGGCAATGTGATCCCATATAGCAAGGCCACCATTACTCCGTCCAAAAAGGCTGACTTGACCATTAAGAAGTATGCCAAGGCAGTCCCTATTGAGGACGTAGACAAGTATGGATCGGAGATCGCTGTGGAAAAGAGTGACGATGCGTTCCTAACCAAGCTTCAAAACGTGGTGTTAGGGGACTTTTACACCTTCCTTAATACTGGCTCCCTCACCGGAACGGCGACTACTTGGCAGGCCGCGCTTGCAAAAGCCCAGGGCGAGGTGCTGAATAAGTTCGCCGGTATGGCGAAGGACGTGACCTCTGTCGTCGGATTTGCGAATATCCTGGATGCTTACGATTACCTGGGAGCGGCGGACATCACCGTGCAGACCCAGTTTGGAATCAACTACGTCAAGGACTTCATGGGATATTCCACCCTGTTTCTGCTTCCCGCGACCGTTTCCGGTAATACCGCCATTGCGCGGAACACTGTGATCGCTACGCCCGTTGAAAATATTGACCTTTATTATGCAGATCCTGGCGACAGTGAGTTTGCCCGGCTGGGCCTGAATTACACCGTACAGGGCGAGACCAACCTAATCGGCTTCCACGCTCAGGGCAACTACAGCACCGCTGTGGGAGAGAGCTACGCAATTATGGGCATGAAGCTGTGGGCTGAGTATCTGGATGGCATTGCCAAGATTACTGTTTCGGTGGGGGGTTAATAGGGTCTGACACCTTAACGCTATTCCCCAGCAGTCAGACCCTATTGGGGAAACAGGTCTCCGATTTGGTCGGTGATGATCTGGCGGTAAAGGCTGATGGCTCTGTGGTTGGGACATTCCATTATGTCTCCGACTATACAGAGTTTAGTAGCGTCCCGGAGGAACAGAGCGGGTATTATTTCCAGTTCCACCTGACCAAGACAGGGACCAAAATGACATTCAAGAAAAACGGTTCTCCAACAAAGGAAAACATCCCGTTTGACGCAGATATTGTTTTCAGGGTGAGCAAGGATGACACTTTCGAGGTGCTTGTTGATGATTCCAGCGTGGTGAAATTTACCTTTACAGGGGCAATCTTTGAGCCACAAGGCAAGGCCAAAGTCCGGTCAAAACGATAAAAGGAGGGCGGCGTGATGCTGGAAGAAGTTTTGCAGAGCCTGAACAACTGGTTTCTGGTGCCTGACGGCATCCACACCGGAGAGTTCACGGTGCAGGACGGGCGGCTCACGCTGCCCTTTCTGCAAACAGGACAGTATTTCCGGGTGGTGGGGTCTGTCTTTAATGACGGGCTTCACCAATACCCGGCCACAGACATGACCGGCGAGACGTTCACTGGCGCTGTATGGGCGCTGGCGGTCCCAAAGGCTGTTATTACTCTAAGCGAGGAAATAGCGGCCTGGAACGAAAAGAACGGAACCCCAGGGCCGTACACGTCGGAATCGTTTGGTGGCTACTCCTACAGCAAGGCCACCAACGCCAGCGGTGTAGTCGTTGGCTGGCAGGATGTATTTAAAAGCCGGCTGAACGCATGGCGGAGGATTGGAGGGATTATATGAGCCTGCTGGATGATTTTGCCCGCACCTGTGTCTTGATGGAGAAAAAGCGTGTGCCTGACGGCGCTGGCGGGTACATGGTGCAATGGGAAGAGGGGGCGGAGTTCACAAACTACCAGGCGCTGGACACCTCCATGGAGGCCAGGATCGCCGAAAAAGAGGGCGTGACCAGCCTCTATTCCGCTCTGGTAGACAAGGATTTCCCGATTGAGTACAACGACGTATTCAAGGACACGGAAACCGGACAGACCTACCGCGTGACCTCCAACCCAGAGGAAAAGGTTGCCCCTCGCTCGTCCACACTGCCTCTGAAATACTTTACGGCGGAAAGGTGGGCGCTGACCACATGATTGATTTGCGACAAGGCGACTGCCTGGAACTTCTGAAAGACATCCCAGACGGCAGCGTGGATATGGTACTGTGCGATCCCCCATACGGAATTGATTATCAGTCACAGTGGAAAAAGAATAAATCGGAATGGATGCCAAAGATAAAAAACGACAAACGGCCATTTACAGACTTTATTCCGCTGATTAAGCGAGTAATCATGCCAACCGGATGTGTAATGGTTTTCACAAGATGGGATGTCCAGCAGAAATTCATTGATGAAATGAACGCAAACGGGCTAAAGGTGAAAAATGTTCTGATTTGGGATAAGGAAATTCACGGAATGGGCGATTTGAAACATTCCTTTGCAAGCCGTTACGAATCAATAATTTTCAGCAGTGAAAAAGGATTTCTGTTTAATGGGAAACGTCCACAAGACATCATCAAATTCCGCCGTGTTCTTCCAAGCGAATTAGTACACCCAAATGAAAAACCTGTTGGCTTGCTGGAATGGCTCATTTCAAAATGCGCGAGACAACATGGAACAGTTTTTGACCCGTTTATGGGAAGCGATTCCACCGGAGTTGCCTGCGTAAACACGGGCCGAAACTTTGTCGGTATGGAATTAGACCCCGGATATTTTGAAGTGGCTCGAAAGCGAATTGAGGACGCACAAAAGGCGGTGGGCACATGACCAAGAACAAAGCCCTTTATGCCTGGTTCAACGATGGGGAAATCCCGTTTTACCGTGCGTCCTCTGTCCCTGACGATGTGCTCATGCCCTATGGCACCTACGAGTACACCGACGGGGCCTTTGATACCGGGGAAATCGGCCTGACGGTCAACCTATGGTTTCGCACGGAGAGCGAGGCTATTCCAGATGAAAAGGCCAAGGAGTTGTCCAAACGCATTGGCTACGGTGGCGTGTACATCCCCTGTGACGAAGGATATATTTGGCTGAAACGGGGCTATCCATGGTGCCAGAGCCTCACATATGAGGAAGATCCCGCAATTAAACGAAGATACATAAATATTACTGCTGAATATCTGACATTCAGCTAGAAAGGAGGCCCACATGGGCAAATTTACTGTAATCCCGCAAAGCACATTCGAGGAAATGCAGCTTGACGCGGGCGTGATTTTGAAGAAGTTCACCCCAGCGACACCGACGGCTCCGGCAGATGAAGATATTGTATGCCCGACCACCGGCGGCATCAATATTTCCTGTGTTCCTACTTACTCCGACTTGGGGGAGGATGTGGACAATTGCCCGGTCAACACCAAAGAATTGAAGCATCTGGACGGTTGGGAGTGCAAAGTGTCGTTCACCTCCCTGGGTACATCCACGGCTAGTATCAAGCTGGCCCTGGGCGCGGCTGACGTGACTGGAAATAAGATCGTGCCCCGGCGTGACCTGAAGCAGACGGACTTTTCCGACCTCTGGTGGGTAGGAGACCGAGCGGACGGCGGCATGGTTGCCGTGTGCCTGAAAAATGCACTGTCTACCGGCGGCTTTACGCTCCAGACCACGAAGAACGGCAAGGGGCAGGTCTCTGTGGAGCTGACCGGCCATGTGTCCATTGACGCGCAGGACACCATGCCAATGGAGTTCTACAGCGCCGCACCCGCGGAGGGTTGATACTATGAAACTATCTGAACTGACCACCGATCAGGCGGCGGACGTGCTGTGCGAGGTTACGCCCTATATTGCCAATATCACCGGGGACAAATCTCTCCTGGATGAGCTTGGGAAAAAGTTTGACAGCAAAGGGAAGAGCGTGGCGGAGCTGTATACCTATGCGGCAAAGAAATGCGCTGTTCTGGCCCCGCTGCTCCTGAAAGACCACCGGGCGGATGTGTTTGGGATTTTGTCCGTTCTGAACGACACAACGGCAGAGGCGGTGGCAAAGCAGAACGTATTGACAACGATTCTGCAAATCCGCTCTGTTTTCAAAGACAAGGATCTGCTGGATTTTTTCAGATCGTTTGGGCAGGGGGACGGGACAGCGTAACTCTGGCCCTGTTGTCTGCCCCAAGAATGGGCGCGAAAGCATTGCTTTCCGTCTTACCTGTCCTGCTGAAAAAGCAAATGCAAGAAAAAACGTATCGGGTCTATGTCACCGACGCGCTGAAATTCATTACAGAAAACACAGCAAAATATGCCGGAGGAAGTTACATGAAGATCCGGTATCTTGACACTGAGGACCCGAAGCCGGAGGAAATCAGAACGCCGGAAGAAATTGTTGCGCATATGAAACAAAAAATCGCCTCTGTCTAAGCGTTGATGGGGAAGGGCTAAGCGGTGCCGCGAAAGGAGGTGGCACCCATTAATCTTTTTGATTTATTTGCGAAAATCAGCCTGGATACCAGCGAGTACGACAGCGGTGTTAAGGATGTATCTAAGAGTGGGGGTAGCCTCGCGTCTAAGCTAAAGAGCGGCCTTGCGTCGGCTGGCAAAGTGGCTGCGAAGGGTATAGCGGCCATTGGAACTGCGGCCTCTGGCGCTGTGGTGGGGCTTTTGGCCCTGGAATCCTCGACAGAGGAATATCGAGTTGCAATGGGCAAGCTCAACACCGCCTTTGAAGCGGCTGGGTATGGTGCGGAAACCGCACAGCAAGCCTATAACGCCTTTTACGGCATCCTGGGGGATACGGATACCGCCACCGAAGCAAGCCAACTCCTGGCGAAGCTGGCAGACAGCGCAGAGGATGTGTCTACTTGGACGGATATCGCTGCTGGTGTTGCCGGTACATTTGGCGACAGTCTCCCCATCGAGGGACTGATTGAGGCCAGTAATGAGACGGCAAAAGTGGGGCAAGTTACCGGCGTGCTTGCCGACGCCCTCAACTGGGCGGGCATCAGCGAGGACGATTTTAATGCCAGGCTTTCAGCCTGCTCCTCTGAGAGTGAGCGGAATCAGCTCATCATGGATACCCTGTCAGGAACCTATGATGAAGCCAGCGAAGCCTTTTACCGCAATAATGAGGCGCTGGTAGAGAGCCGAAATAACCAGGCACAGCTTGACGCAACCCTAGCCACTCTTGGGCAGACCGTTTCCAACGTAAAAAACCGGCTGCTTTCAGAGTTCCTTCCGGCAATCTCAAATGTGGCAACAGCGTTCTCCGGCATGTTGAGCGGAACGGCTGGGGCAGATCAGCAGTTTTCGACGGCGGTGCAGGGACTGGTTAATGTAGCGGTGTCGAAGTTGCCTGAGTTTCTAAACATGGGCGTTCAGATTTTGTCCTCCCTTGCCAGCGGCATAGTGCAGAGTATCCCGACACTGGTTGCAGCGGTTCCACAAATTGTAGCCGAAATTGGGGCGGCATTAACCGAACTGCTTCCGCAAGTGCTGGATATGGGTGTGCAGCTTCTCGACCAATTTACCAGCGGGATTGAAACTGGTTTGCCCGATATGGTGTCCCGTATTCCTGAAATCATCACGCAGTTCCTGAGCTACATCACAGAGCAGCTCCCAACGGTTCTTGACAAGGGTGCGGAACTGCTGAACAATCTCGTGAACGGCATCCTCGGGGCCATACCGGAAATGACTGCGGCCCTACCGGAAATCATCACCGCCTTTGTCCAGTTCATCACGGACAACCTCCCGACGATTATTGAATCGGGAATCAACATCCTTTTAAACCTAGTTTCCGGCATCATCGGCGCAATTCCGGATCTTGTCGCATCCATCCCGCAAATCATCAGCGCAATAACGACGGGCATTGCCAGGGCGCTACCCAAAATCATCCAGTCCGGCGTTTCGCTGCTCCAGAAATTTATTGAAGGCATCCTTTCCAATATTCCCGCGCTGGTGGCCGCTCTTCCCCAGATCATCAGCGCCATTGTGGAGGGCATCGGGGCGCTGATTGGCGGCATTGTTGACGTGGGCAAGAGCATTGTGGAGGGGATCTGGAAGGGCATCCAGGAAATGGCTGGATGGATTTACGACAAGGTTACAGGGTTCTTTTCCGGCATTGTGGACGGTGTGAAGGACTTCCTTGGAATCCACTCTCCCTCTACGGTGTTTGCCGACATGGGCAAAAACATGGCTCTTGGTCTTGGACAGGGCTGGGACAATGAATATGACCGTATCCGCCGGGATATCGAGGATGGTATGGACTTCGGCACCGCAAGCGTGGACTTTGCGTCGTCCGGGTTGGGTGTGGCGTCCGCTGGTATGGTCAACGGAGTTTCAGCATCTGTGCAGGGAGCAGGGATGTCTGGAGGGAGTATTACAGTTAATCTAATGATGCCTGACGGCACCAAATTCGCCTCCTATCTGCTTGGCCCCCTGTCTAACTACGCAAAGGCAAACGGTACGCCAATTCTCCACCCAACGTAAGGCGGTGAAAACACGTGAATCAACTTGTATTGGATACCACAGGCACACCAGTTACCTTGCCGGAAAGCCAAAAGGGCGGCTATATCGCAGAGTTAAAACCGCTTTCCGTAGATGTGGAGATGGTCACCGGCAGGATTGTAAGAGAACTGCGCGGGAATGTATGGGTTTTGCGCTACCAATATGGATATTTCACGGATCAAATGAGGAACTCCGTGCTTTCCGCATGCGAAAAAGGGAGAGGACAGGCCATTACATGTTTGTTCCTTCCCCCGCACTCTGAACAGATGATCACATCAAAATTCATGGTAACAGAGCTGACCTATCCAAAATTTATGTGGAGCCGTCAAGTTATGGGTGAAATTGGTGACGAAGATGGAGAGCCCATAGAAACCCTTGTTCCCGTCCCAATGTGGGGTGATTTCTCGGTAGAACTAAGGGAGGTGAAACCCAGTGATTAGTCCGACCACAGCGTATCAGGCAGCGATTGTGGGCGACACCAGACGGATCTATTTACAAGCAGTCATAGATATTATTGACCCGGATATTACCTATGGCACAGTATCCAGCTCCGGCATGGCTAACGTATGCAAGTCGGAGCAAATTCACGACAAGGAGATGGAGATTGTTCCATACGCTACGCTTGAGGCTAACCGCTGGGCACTCAACGGGCAGTTCAAGCTGTTTCCACTCCATGGGGCCGATCATATCGGCTTCCTGGGGGATACCCTGTCCGGCGCGGATGGGGTGTTTTCCCCAGCGGTGTGGGTAGAGGAGCATTTTTCCAATGTCTCCATCCTTCAGGCGTGCTCCATCTACTTCCCATCAGCGGATTGGGACGGAGTGCCCGCCGACTTTACTGTGGAGGTCATGCAGGGCAGAACGGCCTACTACACCAAGACAGTGACCGGCAATACTGCGTCCAGCATTGCATTGGACGGATTCACCGTTAACAACCCGGACGCTATTCGGGTGACGGTGACCAAATGGTCGAAAGAAAACCGCCGTATACGGATACCTGAAATTATTCCGGGCCTGTATGAGAAGTGGACAGGAAATGAGATTGCCGTGTTTTCTCTTAAGCACCAGGGGGACGTATCCTGTATGACACTACCGTATGGCACATGTACCATCAAAATGGACAACTTGAGCCGCCGCTTTGAGCCGCGAAGCAAAAATGGCGTATTCCAATCCATCGAAGAGCGCCAGGGCATCCCGGTCTCTATAGGAGTACGGCTTTCGGACGACACGGTAGAGTACAAGCCAGCCGGCGTGTTTTATCAGTACTCCGGCGGCTGGAAAACCGGCGACAACGGCCTGACCATGCAGTGGGATCTGGTCGATATTGTTGGCCTTTTGGCTGATCGTGAGTTTATCCCGCCGTCCATCCTGCCTACCACCCTGTCTGGCTGGATTTCCGCCCTAGTGGCCCAGATGGGAGAAAATTTCGCAGACATGTACGCGGTAGACCCAAACTACGCAAGCGCGGAGGCAAGCGTCCGCGCGGCTGACGATGTGGTTGGTATGACATGCGGGGATATATTGAGATATGTCTGCATGGCGACGGGTACGTGGCCCAGAGCGGACGCAGAGACCGGATACCTGACCGCCGAACCCATGTGGAACCAGGGGAGTAAAATCACCCTGGACAACTTAATTGATTATCCGACCATGAAAGCCAACACCGATATTGCCGCCCTGTTTTTTACTCTGAACGATGGGAACGACACCCAGTATGTGGTATCCGGGAACTCCACTGCCTCCAACGAGACAAAATCCATCCAAAATCCGTTTATTAAGACGCAATCCCAGGCGCTGACTGCCGCACGGGCAATCTTGTCCACCTACGGCGGGAACAAACTGGAGATTGTAGGCCGTGGAGATCCGGCCTCTGAAATTGGGGATGTGGATACGGTCTGGTTGAATGAGAGCACCGCAACCACGGGCCGCAGAATACAGCAGGACTTATCTATCAAGGATGGAGTCCTCCGCAATTGCTCCAGTGTGCTGCTCCAGGCTGATGGAATCTTCCTTTATGATGGCATGGAGGTGATCACCTCCAGCGGCGTGTGGACAGCACCAGCCGGGGCCACACAGCTACGGATTATCCTGGTAGGCAAGGGGGAGGGCGGAGGCCATGGAGAGCCTGGCACCATGGGCAGGCAGGAATCGGAAGACGGATATGGAGATAGTGAGCGTGGTGAATACGGCGCAGATGGTTCGGACGGCGTGGGTGGAAAGGTGTGGACAGCTACCATCGACATCAATCCACAACAGTCATTTGAGGTGTCTTTTGATGGTTTTAATACCATTTTTGGCCCTTACTCTAGCGCAAACGGTAATACATACCCACAGGGTTACTCTGATGTAGCCAGCGGCGAATCGTACGCCCGCACCGGCGTAGCATCACCTAAGCCAGGAAGCGGAGATGGCGGAGCCGGAGGAAAGGGCGGAGCTCCAGGCTATGGCGTGTATAAACATTACACGTGGGCGGGCGGTGGCTCTACCACGTTTAAGGTGCTCGTCGAGCCAGAGCCCGGGAAACCCGGAGCGGCAGGGGCACAGGGCTGTGCTGTTATCTATTGGGACAAGGAGGGGTGAGTATGTCCGAAACATGGACGCCTCTGGTTATTTCGGCCAGTTTTGCACCCAACCCCGTATCAGTCGGGCTGCCCACTGTCCTGTCTGTCGTCGTCATCGACGCCCAGGGCGGAGAGCGGGAGGATCTCTGGTACAGCGGCGAACTCCAGGCGGGGGAGGTGTAGTGCGTGGCGATTACCCAGGTGCGGGCGCAGTTCAATGGTCAGTGGTACACGCTGACCTATAATGAAGACGCCAGAGCCTATCAGACGGCTATCACGCCGGACACATTCTCCGGCGGTCAGCCGGATGGGTATTACGACGTAACGGTAGAGGCTACCAACGACAGCGGCGTGGTGGTGACTACAGACGGGGACAATCTGCCGGGCCTCCGGTTGGTGGTGCGGGAGACCATCCCGCCCATCCTGACCCTGGTATCCCCGGAGGCGGGCTATGTGACCACTAACACGCCTGCGGTGACGTGGACCGCCCAGGACAACGATGGCGGCTCCGGTATCGACCCGGACAGCGCCATAGTGAAGCTGGACGGGAAGGCAGTTCCGGCGGAGCAGGTGTCCGTCACGGCGGGCGCAGGCGGGACGTATACCATCACCTATACGCCAGGGGCTGCTCTGGAGGAGGGGCCGCACACCGTCCAGGCGGGCATCAGCGACAACGATGGGAACGCAGCTACGATGGAGGCAAACTACATTGTAGATACCGTACCGCCTGTGCTGTCCGCGTTGCTGTCCTTCGAGGAGGTGGTGGTGGATGCCTATACGGTTACCATCACGGGGCAGAGCAACGATGCCACCGCTCCTCCGGTGACCATGACAGTGATGGACAACGGGGCGGCAGCGGGGGCTCCGGAGGTGGGGCCGGATGGACGATTTTCCTTTCTCCTGAACCTGGAGGTGGGTGAGAACCACGTCACGGTCACTGCAACGGACGGGGCGGGGCTGACTACCACGGCCCGCTATTACATCATCCGTATGGTCACCGACCGGACACAGGCCGATGTGGACGCCCTGAACGACCGTGGGACATACAACGCCTCTGATCTCAACCGGGTCAATACGGCCATGGATTATCTGAACGGATGGCTTTCGGATGCGGGATACGTCACTGGATATGCCGGCCAGGGTATTGCCTGGGCTATAGATGACATCCCGCTACAGGCACAGATGGCGGACTACCTGTCCAACGTTGGGGCGATCGGTGGCACGTTCTCCCTTGCCAACGCCCCAGCGCTCCCGGCCTCGATGGAGCTTCTGACCCATGAAGGGGCCAATCACATTGAGCGGGTTTTGGTGCTGACGGACCAGATCCGCGCTCGTTTGAAGCGGTCGCCATTTATGAGCGGCGAAATATTTTGTGGTGAGGTGTAACAATGCAAGATGGAATTATTGCTGGAAACGGAAACAGCCGGTATTTGAAAACGGTGGCGGCAGCGCTTTCCCTGTATCCTACCTATGAGGATTTTATCACGGCGCTGATCGCTGGGACATTTCCTATTGACCTGAACGGGATCAATGAGGCAGGGTGGTCGCAGAAGGGGACACCCCTGAACAAATTTACCTTGGTAAGTGACACCACAGAAACCAAGATATGGGGTTCATCCGGGAACCATACAGTTGACCAGGTGTTCAGTAAGATACTTGGCTCAATCGGATATTATCTGATAAAGGAGTACACATCGCCGGGGAACTACACCTATACGTTCAACCGCAAACATGCAGATATTTTTGTGGTTGTGGTTGGCGCTGGCGGCGGCGGCGGTTCGCGTGGCGACAAAGGTGGTGGAGGCGGCGGCGGCGGAGCTGCGGCGTACTATCACATTTTGGACAGCGATAGCATCGAAAATAAAAATATTGTTATCGGGACAGGCGGTGCCGGGGCGAATGCATCAGTCGGAGACGGGGTTGAGAAGAGTGGAGGAAACGGAGGGACCAGCAGCGCTTTTGGGATTATAGCGCCTGGCGGGAACGGAGGTAATGGTAACGGTAGTGGCACGGGTGGAGGCGAACATCCTTGGACAGGCGGTAGCGGAGGCGATGGGGGCTACAATACCGGGAAACCGGGTGAGGCCGGTCCTAATCTTGATATTTTGGGGTTTAAATTTTTCTGCGGAGGCGGCGGAGGCGGCGGGGATGAAGCCCTTAATGACCCTCCTACATTAGGAGGGGCCGGAGGCGCTGGTGGGGGCGGTGCTGGAGGTGCGGGAGCTACCGGCCAGACCAATGCAACAAATGGTACTGATGGAACCCGCGGCGGTGGCGGAGGAGGTGCTGGAGCGGGATGGACTTTCCGCTCCAGCGAGAATAAACCCAGCGGTAATGGCGGTAAAGGTGGCGATGGATATGTGGCGATTTACGCAAGAGGTATTTCTTGATGAAAACAGTCTATTTAAATGAGGATAACACTGTCCGCGAAATCATCCCGGAATATGCACTTCCGCCGGAGAAGTGGTATAGCGAGGCATTTGCACGGCGCTGTGTAGAGGTACAGGACGATGTAGAGCAGGGGTGGCTCTACAACCCCGAAACGGGACAGGCCGCCCCGGACACAAGACCGTCGGGGCCGGAATCGCCCTCGGCAGAGGACATTACTCTGGAGATGCTGGCCGACCATGAGGAGCGGCTTTGCATGTTGGAAATCACCACTAATACTGTCTAAGAAAGAGGGGAAGGACATGAACACGGTATTTAATCTCTGCAAGCTGCTTATTGACCGGGGCCGCACCGACGGCCTACAGGACAAGATGGATGTCTATCTCGCCGCCGACCGACTCACCCCCGAGGAGTACCAAGAGCTGGCCGCTCAACTGACCAAATAGAAAGCCGCCCTGTCTGGGCGGCAGAGGTCAATCCTTTGGAGCAAAGCGGGAGGGGGCTTCCAGTGGCTTCCCGGTGCGCCAATCGCGGTTTGGGTCGTGAGCGGCCCAAGCCTCCGCGCCGCACTTTTCGCACTTTTGGCCTTCCCACAGCCACTCGCGCTGACCGTTGACCCATGTGGATGGGCACACAGCTCCGCACTTGGAGCAGATTACAACGATATTCATAAGGCACCTCCACCATCACGTAAGAGAAAACCGCGGCGGCCCTGATCACAGATCCTTTGGGAGGTAAATCTATGGTCAAGAGGGATAAAGGGCCACCACGGCTGAAAAAAGTATACCACAAAACAAAAATGAAAGGAAGTACCACAATGAAAACCATCAACTGGAACGAGCTCACCCCCGCCTGCTACGCGATCGCCAATGCCAACGATGTGGATGTGGGTGTAGGCGGCAGCATGGTACAGAACAACATCCGCCACGGCAGGGCGGTGGACATCGGCGCGGAAAATCTGCCTGTAGCTTTCCGGCCTGACTGGGATGCCCTAGGAGCTAATGTAGATCTGGCCGCAGAGAACGACGAATTTAACGCCTGGATCAGAAAGCGCCAGAATAACGTCAAGTCCCTGGCCGCCCTGTGGAACGCAAATGACTATCAGGGCATGGTTGAGCTGATGGAGAACGCCGCCGACCCCGGCCCCATCAACGGCGAGAAGCCCAGCGACCATGAGTAAGCTCATTACATACATCCCGCTCTCGTCCGTGGAGCGGATTGAGCTGAGAGTCACCAACTGCCGCAAGACGCTCTCTCAGGTCAAGGCTGAAACAAAGGCCCATTACGTGCTCAATGGCGGCATGTGGAACCCAGACGGCTCGGCCTGCCCGCTGCTCAAGGTGGGCGGGGTAATGCGCTCCGGCACGCCCTGGAGGGCGATGGGCTACGCCTGGGATAAGGGCCCCGACATCCACATGACCTCCGAGTACGAGGGAGCGGATAACTTTATCGCGGTGACCGCCCTCGTTACCTCCGGTAAGCCGGTGGATAAGCCCTCCTACGGATCAGCCCAGGGAGACAAGAGGGGGCGGAGCGCTATCGGCCTGCGCGGTGGCAGTCTGGCCCTCTACTGCTCATCGGATGGCACCGACGCAGCAACGCCGGAGGCGCTGCGGGACGAGCTGGCCGGGCTGGGCTGGGCCTCCGCCGTTATGCTGGATGGGGGTGGCTCCAGCCAGTGTGACTTTGGCGGAGAGCGCATCACCGCCAGCCGCAAGGTGCATAACTGGATTTGCGTGTATCTCAAGCAGGCGGAGCAGACACCGCCGGAAGAGGAGGACAAGCCTATGAGCAAGCACACTGTATGCCTTGACCCCGGACACGGGCCGGGCAACGTCAACGGTTCCCCGGACGGCACCTACAAAGAGTGGGAGTTTACGTGGGACATGGCCCAGCGTATCAAACCGCTGCTGGAGGCCCAGGGGGTGGGCGTGGTGCTCACCAAGACAACGGACAACTACCCCAGCCTGACGGAGCGGGCCAACATCAGCAATAAGGCGCAGCCGGATTGCTTTGTGAGCATCCACACCAACGCCGCCGGGGAGGGAGGCTGGTCAAGCGCGTCCGGGCTGGAGATCTACACCAGCGCCGGGCCCATGACGGCCCAGCGCAATGTGCTGGCCTCCAAGCTGGTCAACGCCTTCCACGCCGCCGGGGTGTCCCTGCGGAGTAAACCTATCAAGCACAAGCTGTATACTGTGCTCGCCAAGACCGACGCCCCCGCTTGCCTGATTGAGTACGGCTTCCATACCAATAAGACCGACGTGGAGTATCTCAAAGATACCAAGTACCGGGACAAACTGGCCGAGGCCACCGCAAAGGGCATCTGTGAGTTCCTGGGCGTAGCGTGGCAAGGCGAAACGGGAGCGGACAGCGCGGAGGACACCCCGGACGTTTGGGCCGCTGAGGCGTGGGAAAAGGCCAGAGACAATGGCGTACTGGACGGCACCCGGCCCCGCGATAATATGACCCGGCAGGAGCTGTCCGTCGTGTTGGATCGGCTGAATCTGATTTGATGGAGGTACATATCATGGACATTTCTTCTTTGGGTATCACCGGAGTGGCGGTTATCACTGTGATCTGCTTTCTGGTCGGCCAGGTGGTCAAGGCCACTGGACTGGACAATAAGTGGATTCCCATCATCTGCGGCGTATTTGGCGCGGCGCTGGGTATTCTCGGCATGTTTATTATGCCCGAGTTCCCGGCCAGCGATTACCTTACTGCCGCCGCTGTCGGCATTGTGAGCGGACTTGCGGCCACTGGTATCAATCAGGTTTATAAGCAGTTGACTAAGGAGGGCTGATGCCCATGGAGTGGGTAGGCCCACTGATTTCCGGGGCGGCGGTCGTCCTGGTGGCAATCATCGAGGCGGTCGCCGCCCGCGAAAGAAAGCGCGTCAAAACGGACAACCAGAAGATCGACGCCATCATACACGGTGTGCGGACTCTGCTGAGACGCGCGCTCATCGCGGAGCACAATCACTATTCCGAGAAAGGGTATATCCCTATCTACGGGCTGGAAAACGTGCTGGACATGTACAAGGCATATAATGCCCTGGACGGAAATGGCACAGCGGCAAAACTGGTCGAGGCCCTGAAACAACTGCCAACGGAGCCGCCGGAGGTCGAAAGGACGTGACTGAATGAGCGCAAAGGTGAATCTGCCGGAACCGTTAAATAAACTTTTGCGCTCTCAACTGGAAACCGCTATTTATGAATCTGCCCTCCACCGCGATGATGAATTGATTGCCCGGAGACGAATTATTGACAAGTGGGGACAGATTGATGTAGCAGCAGAACTTGGGTGGTATCGTGGAGCGGTAGCTGCTCATGAGAAGCACATATTTGAGCGAGTGTCCGAAGTTGCTAGACAGCTCTACACAAATCAAGCATAAATCGTGCATAACCCCGACTGGAACCGAACCCAGCCGGGGTTATTTTATGCGACAATATAGGCAAGGAGGACGTGAGGATACAGGGTTGGTACACGTCGCCGCCCTCCTCACGGACTCCTTATTTTATGGACAAGGACGTGTTGGATATGACTCTAATCGAGAGAATGGTAGCCGCTGGCATGTCCCGCGATTGTGCCGCCGAAACAGCGATGTGGTACATGGCACAGGGAGATGACGAGGGGCTGGAGGACTATGTAGCCAGCCTGGAGGAAAAATATGGCATACATACAGCACAATGAGAATCCAGACGGACGCAACGTGGGAGACTGCACCATTCGGGCGATTGCAAAGGCCCTCGCACAGAGCTGGGAGGAGACCTATGTGGGCGTCGCCATCCAGGGCTACATGATGCGGGATATGCCGTCGGCCAACCATGTGTGGGGAGCCTACCTGCGCAGCCGTTGCTTTGACCGGGACATGATACCCAACTCCTGCCCGGACTGCTACACGGTGGCTGACTTTGCCGCGGAGCACCCAGAAGGCACCTATATTCTGGCCCTGTCCGGGCATGTGGTGTGCGTACAAAACGGAGATTGGATCGATACCTGGGACAGCGGCGGGGAAATACCGCTCTACTACTGGCACAAGGAGGCGTAACCCATGAGCTACCCTTACTATGGATACCAGCAGCCGCAATATTACCAGCCGCCCATGCCGGATCAGCTTGCACAGCTCCGTGGGGCACAGTTTCAGCCCATGCCCCAGCAGATGCCGCAGGCACAGCCCCAGCAGGCGCAGGCCAGCGGCCAGAGCATGGTATGGGTGAGCGGTGAGGCGGAGGCAATGGCCTATCTGGTGGCCCCTAACAGCGCCGTGGCGCTTTGGGACAGCAACTCACCCACCATCTATCTCAAGCAGGCGGATGCCAGCGGGAAACCGTCCATCAAGGTATATGACCTCGTAGAGCGCACCAGCGGGGCCAGAACAGCGCAAGCCCCCCAGGGCGTGGAGTTTGCCACAAAGGCCGATCTGGAGGCTCTGGCGGCCCGTGTGGACGCGCTGGCAGCCCCGAAAACAACTGCAAAGAAGAACGCGAAGGAGGATGCAGAATGAATCCCTTTTTCGGAGTCATGGGCGGCGGTGGCCGCCCCAACATGATGCAGCAGTTCCAACAGTTTATGCAGCAGATGAAGGGCAAAGACCCCAATGCTATCATCAATGAAATGGTCTCAAGCGGAAAAATCTCGCAGGAACAATTAAACCACGTCCAACAGCAGGCCCAGCAGATGTCGGGCATGTTTGACGGGATGCGGGGAATGTTCGGCAAGTGATCAAAATCCCGGCCGGGTTTTGAAAATAAAAACAAAGGAGAATTTACATGAGTCTTTCTTCTGACGGCGGCACCGTTATGACGATGCCGGTTCAGCCTGCCTATCAGGGCGGCAACGGCGGTTTTGGATGGGGCGGGGACTGGTCCAGTTGGATCATCCTGTTCCTCATCTTCGGCCTGTTCGGCGGTTGGGGCGGCTATGGCGGCTTCGGCGGTGGGAACGGCGTGAACGGCCCCGGCTTCCAGGGGTACGCTACCCGTGCCGATATCAACGAGGGCTTTGCCCTGAACGGCCTCCAGAACGGCCAGGCCTCCATCCGGGACGCCGTGACCAGCGGATTCCACGGTGTGGATACCGCTGTGTGTAACCTTGGCTATCAGACCCAGGCGGGCTTCAATGCCCTTGGCGCTCAGTTGGCCTCCTGCTGCTGCGACACCCGGGAGGCGATTCAGGGTGTGCGGTACGACCTCGCCACCACCGCCTGCGCTACGCAAAACACCATCCAGAATACCACTCGGGACATCATCGACAACGCCAACGCCAACAGCCGGGCGATTTTGGATTTCCTGACTCAGGACAAGATCGCTACTTTGACTGCTGAGAACCAGAGCCTGAAGTTCCAGGCTTCTCAGGCGGCCCAGAATGCTTTTATTACCGCGAACCAGGAAGCCCAGACCGCCGAGTTGATCCGCCGCATCAACCCCATGCCTGTGCCGGCCTATCAGGTCCCCAATCCCTACGCCGGCTGCGGGTGCTATAATACCTGTGGATGCTAAAACCCAATACATCAACTTCCGAGGATTCCTTGGATGTTCGGCCCCGTGCCGATTTTGAACCATGCGGCGGGGCAATAGCCTCGCCGCTTATTTTAACCTGGTCGATTTCGACCACTTTAGAAAGGACTGATTTTATGGCTGAATTTACTGGCGTATTTGTTCAACAGGTGGCCGCCGGGCAGAATGTGGCCTTTACTGAGACGCCTGTCAGTGGCTCTAACTGCATTGTCCACCGGGATGGCGCTGGGATTGTCACCCTCCGTGGACAGACCAACCAGTGCCGCGCCCGCTACAAGGTCGTGTTTGGCGGAAACATTGCGATTCCCACCGGCGGTGCAGTTGGCCCGATTTCCCTGGCGATCTCCGTTGAAGGGGAGGCCCTGGGCAGCGCCACCGCTACGGTGACCCCCGCCGCAGTAGGCGATTTCTTTAATGTATTCGCTGCGGTATTTGTTGAGGTTCCGCGCGGCTGCTGCGTGACGGTGGCAGTACGCAACATCAGCACAGAAACGATTGAGGTCAGCAACGCGAACCTCATTGTTGAGCGCGTAGCCTGAAAGGAGAGGATACTATGAAAGCACTATACGAGCTGAAAGAAAAATTCGAGATGGAGCTGGAAGAGCTGGCCCGGAAGGGTGAACTGGGTGCGGGCGACCTGGAGCTGGCCCACAAGCTCACTGACACCATTAAGAATATCGACAAAATCTGTGCACTGGAGGATGACGACGGCTATAGCCGGGCCGGCGATTGGGAGGCCGATATGCGCGGTACTTATGGCCGCGGCTCCAGCTACCGTGGACGCAAGCGGGACTCTATGGGACGGTATAGCCGGGATGGCCGCATGGACGGTTATAGCCACCACAACGCCAGAGAGTCTATGATGGAGCTGGCCCGCGAAATGATGGAGAACACATCCAGCGAGAGAGAGCGCGAAGCCATCCGCCGGTTTATGACTGAACTGGAACGGGATTGATAGGGGGTGACCCCTTTGCTTGACCGCAAGGAGATAGATATTGAGATTGCCCGACTGGAATATGGGGAGAGCAGTTACCCGGCCTACGCTAAGCTTGCTAACCTGTATACCATTCGGGATCGGATGGACAGGGAGGTGCATCCAGCACCATACGAGGTATCCTACTCCGCTGCTCCGGCAGCCCTCGAGGATTCCTCGGTAGTTGGGGAATATGGAGACAGTGATTTCCTGCGGGCTGTCTCCGGTGTTGACCAGCACGACGCCTGGGCCATCATGGATGACCTGATGGACACGTTGCACACCGTCAATCCTCGCGTGTACGAGGGTGTAATGCGCAAAATACGGGCACTATAAATCTAGGCCCCCAAAAGAAGGGGGCCTAGACTTTTTTGCCAACTCGAAAAGACCTCAAAGGCGGCTCTTTGATTATATACATTAAAATTCAGTTCAACGATATTTAAATGGTCGGAAAATTTCCACCACCATTTCCACCGCCTTATGTTCCGTAATATGCTGTTTTTTGCTTTTATGATTATATGTTAGAGAAAAATAAAAATCCATGAAACCCTTGCGATATCAAGGATTCCATGGATTTCTTCTTTCGCCCTACAACCGGGCGTTTTGGTGGAGACGACAGAACTCGAATCAGTTTGTTTTTTAATCCTCTCGCCTTAGAGCCGCAATGTATATAGTTTAGCCAGTTTTTCGACTTCCACCACTATTCCCACCAGTGCCATCTAAGAGCGCAATCCCGCTATGCAACACTGTTGCATCTGTATGTGTATAAATATTAGCCGTTGTTTGGATGTCCGAATGCCCCATAAGTTCCTTTGCTACATTAAGCGGAACACCTGCACGTTGTAGATCTGTGCAAAAGGTATGCCTCAGGCAGTATGGGGTCAAATCCTTTGATACAGGGCCTAGCGTCCCCAGCTCCTTGCGGAAGCTTTTCCATGCCCTGCGCATGGCGCTCTCAGTTTGGATAACCCCATTTTGGTTCGGAAAAACCAGGGCGAACGGTTCGCCTTTTGCCTCCTTAAGCCGCCAGCCGAGGTCACTATGGATGGGGATGTCCCGTATACCTGAACTTGTTTTCGGGCCTTTTACATCTCTGGAGCCGCTCTCTTTCGCTGTGTGGACGTGTATCTCGTTATGCTCGAAATCCACATCTGACCAAGTAAGGGCTGCCGTTTCTCCTGGTCTCATACCAGTATATAGTAATGTGAGCACCCATAATCCGGCCCGATGGTGCTCAGCAACAGCCAAAATGGCCTTGCGCTCGTCCTCAGTGATAGAGCGTCTTTTCCCCTCATGATAGGTGGGCAGCTCCAGTAGCTCGGCGGGATCGTATGGGATAAGGCGGGATTGCCTGGCCCTGCGGAACATCTCCTGCAACACCATGCGCAGTTTTTTTACATGGGATGCAGAGCGCCCGGCCTGCCCGTTAAGGATGCGCTGGAGGTGCACGTCTTTAACATCCTTCAATTTCAAGTGACCAATAGCGGGCTTGATATAGTTATCGTACTTTTCATCGTACATTTTCAACGATTTAGCTGTGAGCCCTTTTGGCTCCTTGTAGAGCTCCAGCCATTGCTTATACCAGGCGTTGACAGTCATGGAGCCGCCTACGGTTTCCTCACCGCGCTTTGCGGCGGCCAGCTTGTCCGCTAGCTTTTGCAGTGCCTCCAGCTCCGTTTTCCCGGTAGCTTCATACTTTTTCCCATTGTAGCGAGCCGTTTTTCTGATGTAATCCATTGACTTTACCCCCCATTCTGGTAAAATAGAGGGGTGATATGGCGGCCAAACCTTATCACCCCTATGTGAGCCGTCCCTGGTGTTCCAGCACCGGGGGCGGTATTTTATTGCGCTTTTTTCAGCTCCTCAATTTCACGGGAGTGC